AGTTCTCCTTTTACCAATATTCTCTGTCTTGTAATATTTGTTTTAAGACTTTAGAGTTATGAATATCCTGTACATCCTTATATCCTTTAGGAATTACTATATATGATACCAGATAATTATGCTCCATGTCAACTAGGGCTTTGTTAATGCCTATTTGTCCAGCATCGTCATTGTCCAAACACAAAACAACTTCCTCAGGATACAATGCGTTGATTAGTTTAATCTGTTCTCTAGAAACATGCGCTCCTAGAACTGCTACCGCAGGATAACCGTGTTGCCTCAACCATAGGGCATCTAAAGCTCCTTCTGTGACATAGATTTTGTCAGCATTATCTAACAAGTGTCCACCAAACAGTACCGTGGATTTTCTAAACCCAAACGAGTACATGTATTTTGGTACGGCTTGTTGTCTACGAGAAATATATCCCTGAAGTTTATTGAACCTATCCTTTACAGGGATGATTAAATCCCCATAGTTATTAGTTATACACCCTGTTTCTTCTAAAATGTCTCTCTGGAACCCCCTGCGAAAAATCCAATGGCTATCAGGAATAGGAAACCCCGTAGGTAATTCAATCTCAGGTATAGGTTCTGCTATCAGGGTTTCTAGCTCATTCCATAAATCCAATGACCACTGAGCTTGTTCTAATTCCCCATCCAATTCTGACCAGGGAACACCTAAATATTTTTGTAGAAATGTTTTTAAACTACCTTGCCCACAGCCCCTAAAGCAAATCCATAAGCCTTTATCAACATTAATAGCACATGAGGGAACAGAGTCCACATGGAATGGGCAAAGTATATTAAATTCTGCCTTCTCCACAGGTACATCAAACCCATGCTTTAATAGGATTTGCCCCCAATCAGTAGCTATCATTAGAAATCAGTGTTCCATACATAATCAGGAATCTCTTTTATATCTCCGCAGTCTACGTCCCACTGCATTATAGCTACTTCTGAAGGCAGTTCCCCATCCCGATATTTTTGGAACTGTATTAAGCGTTTATCATCAGCATCTTCTACCTTACACATTGCCAAGGCTACATCTGCTGCTCTAATCAAAGCATCACCAAAGGCTACTTGGTCAGCTTTGGGCGGTACAAATATATTAGAAGCATCTCTATTAGCTTGTGTAGAAACCAAAATAGAAGTATTCATCGAAAGGCATAAATTCTTCAAACCATAAAATAAACTATGGTTTTGTTCCCACATAGCCTTTTTAGAATCACTCTGGGAAATTAAGTATACCCCATCTATTACTACAAACTCAGGATTGTGCTTCCGAATGATAGAAGCAATGCTCTCCAAAGATATTGTAGATTGTCCTGCAATATGGTCACATACTAACAAAGATTTATTAGTGGCTTGTTCTTGCAAAAATTTAGCATATACTTTTTCATCAATGGGTTCACCAGTACGTAAGGCTTTATGCGAAAGCTTGTACCCATTCATGGCTCCTAATACTACATCTATTCTCAAACTAATTGAAGAGATAGGCATTTCGGTAGAAATTAAAAGGGTTTTCTTTCCCTGCATTATAGCAGTAGCAGCAGCATGAACACATAACCACGTTTTACCAACTGTAGGTCTAGCGAATAAAGCAATCAATTCTCCAGGCATCCACCCTACTCCAGTACCATTTAAAGATTTAAAGGATGTAGAAATGCCCATTAAGCCATCCCCCATTTGACGTTGTTTAGTTCTGGCTCTCCATTCTTCTAGTCTGTCTACTGAACCCTCATCATAACATACCACATCTTCATCATAAGCCACTTCAATATCTGTAAGGCTCGTCATTATAGAAGATAATGCTTGTTTAGGATTCTCTTGTACTGCATCCTTCTGTGTACGTACAGCAGTAATAATTTGTCTCTGTAGTACCTGTTTCTTAAAACAATCTACAGCATAATCAAAGTTTACGCTCTGTGCTTCTGGATGTAAACCAATGGGGCTGTACTCCTGTATTAAAGTAGATGGAGAAGGAAACTCTCCATACTTATCAAAGTGGTCTACTATAAATTTATATGCTTCCCCAAATTTTGCGAAATCCTTGGCTGAATATCGAAACTCTCGTAAACTCCTTTTATTATCTAACCCAAATATAATTGCTGATTCTATGAACTCAAAGCTCTCCATTCTTATCCCCTAACTGAATATAAAATTCTGTTTGAATCACTGTGTATGCAATACTGTACACCTTGAATTACCTTCTTGTCTACTAGTATTTTAGCCGATTTAAAATCTGAGTATGTTCCTTCAATCCATACAGATTGAGGGTTATCAGTTATACCAATTATTCTAAATAATCCTTCAGGTGCTTGTCTATCCATAATATTAGAAGGCTTTAATTTAATTAATCCACCCCTGTTGTTTTTCTTCTTCATATACCCACCTTTGCAATTCTCGCAATAAAATTTTTTGACGCTTGTTCTGTGTTGCTGAAGGAAACCATTGACTCGTAAAAAGTAAAAACTCCCGCCATTTAGTTTTTACTTCGGGAGTTCCATACTCACTAACCATCCACTGTATTTCAGCGTGGGCATCTGGTAAATATTCTTTTGGTGATGAAATAACATAATGAACAGTAACAGTTTCAGTATTTATTTTAATACAATTTCTAATAGCACATAAAATAGACCACACATCATACTTACCTAATAGGGCTTTTAACCCCTTCATTTCATACCCTATAAAAGATTTGACTAGGTATTTCTGTTGGAATTTTTGTTCATATAATTGGGCAAAGGTTTTATGTAAATCCCTAGCATTATAAAGCAGAATACTTTTCGTAGAGGTTGGTTCCATCTAAAACCTTTTTCCTGAGAGACTGACGAATTTTATATGCTGGTTCTCCTAAATCTTCTGTTATTTCTTCCATAGTTAAGCCTTCTAAACGGAGTACTAAAAATTTTTGTTCGGCTGAAGTTAACCCACAAGCAAATATCTCATCAGTTACATCAAAATCTAAAGTAAAATCATGTGCGTCTGATAAAGCTTTAACTATATCTAAAGGTAATAAATCAGTTTCTTCATACGTAAAATCTAAGCTCTTAGTATCTAGTTGTTTATGGGCTTTAGACAATAAAGTTCTTAAAGTATTTACCATAGAAGTATGTAAATACGTATGAAATAATACTCCTCTGGTTTCATCAAAGGCTCTGGCTGCTTTAATAACAACAATACGTAGTTCTTGAGCTATGTCTTCTCGTTCAAAGCCTGCAATCCATACATTAGATAACATTTTCTGAATTTTAGGTTCCCATTGATTTAATAATTTATCATCAATATCCATATATTATCCCGTATATTTATGTATCCCCTATCATGGTTTGCTGTTGAGCTAATGCTGTAAAATTATAAGGTTTAGCTATAATAGCCATTTTTCTACCCACCATTAATTCTAATGTAGGTAACTTTATTTGAATCCTTTCGTAGTCAGCCCAATCTCCAAAACATTCGGGTCTACACCTATCTGGCCTTAATGTTAGAGAAGCCATAGAAGAAATACCTTCATGGTTGGGCTTAAATTTATCTAAAATATCTTGGCATTCTTTGACAATTAATTGACTTAATTTCTCAGTAAGTTCCTCAGAATGCCCTATCCAATGAATAATAGATAAAATTGTAAATGGTTCATTAGCTCCATGCCTCACATCTTCTATAAAAGTTTGATTTTTAGATGATAGAAAACTTATATAAGACTCTAATTTATCACTCATTTTAACCAGTATAGCACCTTTTTAAATATTTGTCAACTCAGTCCATCTCTTTGCCCACGATAGAAACATGTTCTACCACAGTATATCTTATTATACCTATATTTTTGTCTTCTCCGAATCTCACACTGTCTCAAATAAAATGGGACATGACAAAAAGCACAATTAACCCTAAGAAAATAATAGGGAAAATGGCATTCTTTACAGGTTTTGGCTCCTGTCGTAGGCTTGCCACACACCTTACAGTAGACTACCTTCTTAGGTTTAATGGAGGAGGTAGGTAGTTGTTCTTGTTTAAGAAGAAAGTGGATACGTTGCTTAGATACTTTTAACTCTTTAGCAATATCCACCATAGACAAGAAGGGCTTTTCTTGCCGTAAAGCAATAGCTTGTTGTCTGGTAGTCATTAGAAATCATCTATTATAATTTGCTCATTCAAGCGTTGGCCTTGAATTTCCCTATTAATGTACCTTTTTAAATAAGCATATAAAGCAGTGGATAATTCTTCCACTGTAGTAGGTTTAACCGTAAGCTGAGTCTCAGGATGTACAAACAAAAAATACTCTTGTGCCAACTCCCACTGCTCATCTGTCAAATCAAATGATACTGTAACTGCCATATTAGTTTCCCTCCAATACTTCTATTCTAGACTTTAGTTTTTTCATTTCTTCTAATAATAAGACACTTATAAATTGATACCTAACACCTGAAGGATTACCATCTTCATCACGGGTTACAAGTTCAGGTAAAATCTCATTTACTTCTTCAGCAATTAATCCAAAATCCGTTTTACCTCTAATTTCTTCTCCCACACCCTCAATATCTTTCCATGTAAAGGTTCTAGGGGCAAGGGTCAAAATCTTAGATGTATCAACTTCAATGGGACGGGGGTTCTCTTTCCATATTAATGAAGAAGATGACCTACGTAGGTACAAACTACTATTTAGTGATATATTAGCTTCATCACCAACGTTAATACCTCTGATATAATAAGTTCCACCAGTATCTGCTCCACTGTTTAGGTTAAGACCTGTACCAGAAATCGAACCTGTATGTACACCCACGTTATTAACGTTGTGGTCACCACTACTACCACTTGCAGCAGCCGTAACATGTCCATTAGCATCTACAGTTATATTGGCAGCATTAAAGCTACCAACATTACTTGGCGTGACAAGATGCCCAATTTCTAGTTCATCCGTAGAATCAACCCTATTAGTGAATATCCCCTTACCAGTTGCACCCGATATCAAAAGGGTTTGATTATGTTCTATAAGTCCCGAACTAGCATCATCTCCCCTAAAATAAAAGAACGACATACTTCCACCACCATGAGTACCATGACTAGTATCCCCGTATGCCATATATGTACTTCCCGTAACACTGAAGGTAGTACCCGATAAAGTAAGACCAGTACCCGCTGAATAAGTAGTATTGGTATCGGTAGGCACATCTATCCATTCAAAATTTAACCCATTTCCAGACGTACTTTTAAGTATCTTATCAGGGGCTGGGGCTGCTGCTGGCAAGTGAATTACATAATTTGCAGCATTAGATACAGGACTACCAAACCCCGCATAACCACCACTAGCATGTTTAAAATGAATCTCACCCCCACCTATCATATTTAGATGAATTCCACTAGTGGTATTTGTATTAGACATATTAATAACATTAGTATAAGTTTTCAACCATATTTCT